TACAACTCCCTTGGTGGTTATATCGGTTGGGGGTCGGCAGGCACTGGGACAATGCAATTTATTTGCAACAAGGGCGGCGGTAGTACAGGAGGGTTCGTTTGGGGGACGGTTGGGGCAGATAATCAGACTCTTGGCCCTTTAATGTCTTACAGCTCTGCTGGCCGCCTTACGGTCCCCATGGAGCTTTACGTACCGGCCATTCCAAGTAATACGGTAGTTCCAACCCAGGGCGCAGGGTATTCGGGTCAATACATTGCGAACTGTGCCTTTGTTCAGGCGGCTGTTGACGCAAAGACCGCGCTCGCGACTGAGGCTATTCAGGGCACAGTAAAAGTCGCCACTGATGCACAGATGCTCGAAAATAACGATCAGGTCATCGTTACTCCGAAGAAACTACGCAAGGGTTTCGCATTCAGCTTCCAGCCGAATGGCTTTATCGCTTTTCCGAGTTGGTTGGGTGGCTTTGTTATTCAATGGGGTACCACGACTGCCGTCCCCTATGATGGCCGCCTATCCGTGAGTTATCAGATCGAATTCCCGAGTACTTGCTTTATTGCCTTGGCGAATTACAAGGCCAACGCAGCCTTTACAAATCATTGCCAGTCCTTTGGCGTGGCGAACATTAGTAAAACCTCTTTCCAAATAGAGAACCAGTGGGTGTACGCCGATACGGCTACTAGTTTTTCTGGCGTATGGCTGGCTATCGGCTACTGATAATAAGCACTGGAGATAATTATGCAGCGTTTCTATAGCCCGTCTACTGGGTGTTCTTATCTGCTTTCCATCCATGGTAAGAACATGCCGGCGGACATTGTGGAAATCACCGAGGAAGTATATCTGGAGGTGATTGGTAATCCCGCGCCTGGAAAGATTCGCGCTCATGATAAGCAGGGTATGCCCTATTTGATTGACCCTCCTGTGGTGGTCCCTGATCCTGCGGCGCAGGAGCGCAAGTGGCGCGACGCTGAGCTGTCTTCGGTCATGTGGTTGCGTGAGCGTCACCGTGATCAGCAGGAAATCGGCGGCGACACAACGTTGTCGGGTGATCAATTCTCTGAGCTGTTGGTTTACATGCAGCAGCTTCGCGACTGGCCGCAATCACCAGTTTTCCCCAGCATCGAGCAGCGCCCTACGGCGCCGGCTTGGATCGCCGACCAATCCCAATAAACGCCTCGCACTGACGGGGCGTTTTCTTTTCCTGCACACGCAACACGACCAACCAACAGCCTCGCTTATGCGGGGCTTTCTCGTTTCTGGAGTTCAACCATGAGTAATGCAGGTGGTTTTTTTCACGGCGTCACCGTGACCAACGTCGACACCGGCACGCGGCCTATCGCTGTGCCGTCGTCGTCGATCATCGGTCTCTGCGACACCTTCACCCCAGGCCCCGCTGCCAGTGCCTTGCCCAATCAACTGATGCTGATCACCCGCGAAAGCGAAGCCATCGCCGCCTGGGGCGCCGACGCGGCAATCACCAAGGCGATCCAGGCGATCTACGTTCGCTCCAAGGCGGTCATCGTCGCCTGTGGTGTGGCGAAGGTGGCAGACGCTGCCGCGCAGACCTCGGCCATCATTGGCGGTGTTCTGGCGAACGGCACTCGCACCGGCATTCAGGCACTGCTCGATGGCAAGAGTCGCTTCAACGCACAGCCGCGCTTGCTGATCGTACCCAAACACACCGCGACGTTGCCCGTCGCTACGGCGCTTGAAGCGCTGAGCGATAAGCTGCGCGCCCTGGCAATCATCGATGGCCCTAACACCACCGACGAAGCCGCGATGGCGTACCGCGAAAACTTCGGCAGCAAGCGCGTGTTCCTTGTCGACCCCGGCGTGCAGTACTGGGACACCGCACTCAGTGCCACCGTCGATGCACCAGGTTCTGCCTGGGTCGCCGGGCTCTTCGCCTGGACCGATTCGGAGTACGGCTTCTGGGCCTCGCCGTCGAACAAAGAGTTTGTCGGCATTACCGGTACCGGTCGGCCCATCGAGTTCCTGGACGGCGACGAAACCTGCCGGGCCAACCTCCTCAACAACGCGCAGATCACCACCATCATCCGTGATGACGGGTTCCGCCTGTGGGGCAACCGCACCTGCTCCAGCGATCCGAAGTGGGCGTTTGTCACACGCGTGCGGACCATGGACATCGTTATGGACGCGATCCTTTACGGCCATAAATGGGCGGTGGACCGCTCGATTACCAAGACCTACGTCAGCGACGTCACGAACGGTCTGCAGGCCTTTATGCGCGACCTGAAAAATCAGGGCGCGCTGATCAACTTCGAGGTGTTCGCCGACCCGGAGTTGAACACGGCCAGCCAGCTGGAGCAGGGCAAGGTGTACTGGAACATCCGCTTCAGTGACGTACCGCCGGCAGAAAACCCTAACTTCCGGGTCGAGGTCACCAACCAGTGGCTGACCGAAGTCCTCGACACCAACGCATAAGGAGACCCGCAGATGGTTCCGCAAACGCTCTACAACATGAACGCCCATATCGATGGCCTCAGCTTCAACGGGGAGATGACCAGCTTGACGCTCCCCAAGCTCACCTTGAAAACCGAAGAGCATCGAGCTGGTGGCATGGATGCCCCGGTCGAGATGGATCAGGGTATGGAAAAACTGGAATCCAGTTTTGCTGGCAAAGGTGCGCGCCCCGAGATCATGAAGTTTTACGGCTTGGCCGATCAGACTGCGTTCAACGCGGTGTTCCGGGGTTCTTTCAAAGGCCAGAAAGGTGCGACCACGGCAGTGGTCGCCACCCTGCGCGGCATGCTCAAAGAGATTGATCCGGGAGACTGGAAAGCAGGCGAGGCGGGGGAGTTCAAGTACTCCGTGGCTGTCAGCTATTACAAGCTCGAAGTCGCCGGCCGCTTGATGTACGAAATCGACCCGATTAACTGCGTCCGGGTTATCAACGGTGTGGATCAACTTGCCAGCGTCCGCCGCGACCTCGGCCTGTAACGGAAGCGTCTCTAATGAAAGTGAAAAAGCTGAAATTGATTCCGTCCTGGCTAACCTTCGGCTCGGACAGCGCGACGATCACCTTGACGCGTCCGAGTGACGTCAACGGCCTCAAGGTCGAACAGTTGACTGTGCGCGCTCCGACGTTGCGGGAGGTACGCGCCTCTGACGCAATCGGTGGCGATGACGCCGTGTTGTGTGAAGTGACCTTGTTCGCCTCGCTGTCTGATGCCGGCACCAAGGACATCGATGGGCTCAAGCTGACGGACTACGCGCGTGTGCAAACGGCGTATTCGCAGTTGCTACTGGACGCAGGCATCCCTGAAAAACAAGACGAAACCCCGAGCTGGTTGGTCGTTGGCCCCGATGGTGCTGTTGTCAATTTGTCCAAACCGTATGACTTCAAAGACATGAAGCTCGACCGCCTGATGTTGCGCGCACCCACTGTCCGTGACGTGCGTGCCGCGACCTCGGCGTCTAATGGTGACGATGATCAGCGCGATACGATCCTTCTGGCCAACCTGTCTGAATCCGATACCAAGGATCTGGAGGGGCTCAAGCTGACGGACTACCAGCGGCTGCAAGCCGCCTACTTTCGCCTGGTGCAGGACGACGGGGTTTAACGCCGAACTGCAGAAGCAGGTCGCGAAGCGCTTGGCGACGCAGTATTCATTTGCCGCCAATGAAATCGAGACCATGCCTTTTTCCACGATGATCTGGTGGCTCATGGACTGAGCCCCGCATCCCTGCCTGGAGAGTTCTCATGGCAAACAACCTGGCGCTCGGCCTGGTCATCGGCGGCGTCGTCAGTTCCACGGTCGGCGCCGCCTTCAAGGACGTTGAAGGCCGCATCAAGAAACTCGGCGAAACCGGTACCAAGGCTCGTGTGCTGCAGAGCACTATCGGCGACACCATTCGCCTACGGGACGAATGGAAGAAAGCCCATGACACCGGTGCAGCATCGGCCGACGGTCTGCTGCGAAAGCTGGAGGGTAACCTCAAAACTCTGAAAGAGCAGGGCATTGAGGTCGGCAAACTGCGCAAGGAGTACCAGGCCCTCGGCCAGGTAGCGCGTGGCGCCGAACTCAAGGCGCTCGGCCATACGCAGATCCAGCAGGGCAAGGAGGGGATGAAGAACTCCCTCGGCAAAGCAGCGGCGCTGTCGGCGTCGTTGGCGATCCCTACGAAGGTGTCCGGCGACTATCAAGCGCAAATGCGTCAGATGTCGCTATGGGCTCATACCGCCGGTACTGGTGATGAGGCCGAGATGACTGAGGCGATCAGTAAGGTCGCAGCAGACAAGGGCATGAGCCAGAAACTGCTCGCGGGTGCTGTTGGTGCATTGATCGAAAAGGGCGTTGAGTGGAAGGAATCCACCAGCTACGCCGGGGAGATCGCCGATCTCATCGACGGTCAGGGTATGGAGCCTGCCACCATCGCGACCCTGATCAACTCTTTCAAAGAGGCCGGGGTTAAGCAGGCTGATATGGGGGCCATGCTGGGCCAGGTCGCGGCGGCCGGTGACATCGGTGCGTTTGGTCCCAAAGATATGGCGCGGTATCTGCCAGCCATGCTTGGCAACATCAGACGCCTGGGCATGGAAGGTCCCGAGGCCGTGCGCTTTCTCGGTGCCAGCTTGCAGTCGCAGTACTCGCAAACCCAGGATGCGGCGGCTGCAGCCACTAACATGGATAACTTGCTCAACGCCGTGATCAGCAGTACCAGCCAGGAACGTTTTGCCAAGGAAGGCTACGACCTGGCCGGCTCGATCATCGCGGCGACGAAAAGTGGCAAGGCGGCGAATCCTGTGGATGCGTTCATCATGCTCAGTGAGCAGCTGATCAAAAAACAGGATCCAGCCAAGGCCAAGAAAATCGAGGCCCTCAAGGAGAAAATCAAAAGCTCGGCCGATGGTAGCCAGGAGGAAGCGCAGGCCATGATCGCCCTCACCGAAGCGGCTGGTCTGGCGACCATCGTCAGCGATCAGAGCGCCAGTGCGGGCCTGCTCGCGCAGATCAAATACGGCGACAAGATCAAGGCGGATATGTCGACCATCAAGAAAACGGACGGCAAGGCCAAGATCGAGTCGGATGCGGCGAAAGCGCGTGAGACGTCCAACAGGAAGTGGGCGACCGCGACTGCTGGCATTGAGTCGTCGATGACGCGCATCGGTGATGCGTTGCGGCCGTTGACTGACGTGGCGGCCGATGGGTTGGCGAAACTGGCGTATGGGCTTGGGGAACTGACAGGGAAGTTTCCGACTGTGATCAGTGGGGCGACGGTTTTGGCAGCAGGCGTTGTCAGCCTGGGCGCCGCGATCAATGCAATTAAGATCGGCAAGGGCCTGCTGAACGTTGCTCGCGGATCGATGATGGGTAATCCGAACGTGATCCAGCGAGTGTTCGTTACCAATCCAGGAGGAGGTGGCGCGGGCATTGACGGTGGGGATGGTAATCGCAAGCGTAATCGGCGTAAGCCCGCTCGCGGTCCGATGCCCAATACGGCATCAGCTTCGCCCGTCGGCGCCGCTGCCAGTCGGTTTGCGCCGAAGGTCATGATGAGCAAGGGGCTAGGGTTTGCAAAGGTCGGTGCGCCCATGGCGATGATCGAGGCGGGGTTGATCGCTGCCGATACCTATCAGAACGCTGAGACGCGCGACGAAAAAGCCGAGGGCTACGGTAACGCAGCCGGCACCTTGGCGGGCACGCTGGCCGGAGCTGCAGCGGGTGCCGCGATTGGTTCGGTGGTGCCGGTGATCGGCACCGTGGTTGGCGGATTGATCGGCGGGTTCCTCGGCAGTTGGGGCGGCGGCGAGTTGGGCGGGGCCGTTGGCAAGGCTGCCTTCGGTGGGCCGGACGCTCCGGCCGAGCGATTGGCGCTGCCGGATCAACCTTCGCCGTTGCGGCTGCCACCGCCTGGCGCGGCGCCGATGCCACGTCTGGCGCAGATGGCGCCTTCGTTATCGTCCGGCCCGTTGATGCTTAAAGCACCTGCAGCATCGGGGCCGGCATTGGGTGATGTCTCGCGCTCGTTGGCGGCTGCTGCTCCAGCAGCTGCGGTGCCGGCCGTGCTTGCTGCTGGACTCGCCGCAAAACCGGAACCCCCGCGGGTTGATCAACAGTGGACGTTCTCCCCAACCATGCCGGTGACCGTGCACGGCGACGTCAAGGATCCACGACAGCTCGCGCAGGAAATGATGCCGCACCTGCGTCAGATGTTTGAGGAATTCAGCCGGGAGCAGGGGCGGCGCAACCTGTTCGATGCCCCTCACGTTTAAGGAGTTGTCATGGCTTATATGGAACAACTGCAATCCGGTTTCAAATCCCTGGTCCAGGCCGGGGAGGCCGGGCGGCATAGCATCGACGATATGATCGGGCCGGTGAATGGCGCCATTAGTGAAATCACAGGGGCAGCTGATGAGCTGTCCAGCATTCCAGGCGTACCACCTGGTGTAGGGGAAAAGCTGCAACGGGTGATGCGTGGGATCAATGCAGCGCAATCCAAGGTTGGCACTGTTTTGTCGACCTACAGCAAAGCAACCCGTGCAATGTCGACGATTGATGAGCGGTTGGGCACTCTGAAGGAGCAAGCCGCCCGGGCCAGCACCGCGATCAACCAGATCGCGGGCAAGGTCAGCCCGCGCCTGGCGAACATCTTGCCCACCAGTGCTTTGGCGCCTAATGCCACGCCCATGGCGGAAGCGGTCAAACCGTTTCCCCATCTGTTGATTCTGCAGCCGCTGCAAGCCAATGCCCAGCCGTTCTACTTTAACCTGGACACGGCTGCCTTCGACGAACTACGCCGGCAAACACAATTCCGCTGGGCCTCACAAGAGCGCCTCAGTCGTCGGCCAGCACAGCAGGCTGTGGGTATCGGCGAGGATAAGCTCAGTCTCAAGGGCGCAATTTTCCCCACCTTCAAGGGAGGCCTCAAGCAACTCGACACTCTGCGCTCCATCGGCGGTCAACTGTTGCCGTTGAACCTCACTACGGGATATGGCGTTGTCCTCGGCACCTGGTGCCTGGGCAGCGTAGAGGAAGAGCAGGGCGCGCTGCTGGCCGGCGGGATCCCGCGCAAGCAAACCTTTAGTTTGGAGTTCACGCGCTATGGCGATGATATGCAGAACGTCTGACGGCGACCTGCTCGATACCTTGTGTTACCAGCATTACGGCCACCTCAATGGCACGGTCGAGGCGGTGCTGGCGGCCAATCGGTTGTTGGCGGATGAGCCGCAACCGTTGCGCACCGGGCTGCTAATCACCTTCCCTGACATTGAACAAAAGGCGGTCGAACAGGTGCAGCTGTGGGATTGAATTTCGAGGACCAACCATGAAGCCAATCTTTCGAATTGTCGCTGATGGCAACGACATCACAGCCTTGATCAACGACCGCCTGCTGTTACTGCGCACTCTCGACAAGCCCGGTATGGAGTCGGACGAGTTCGAATTACGTATCGATGATCGTGACGGCGCCGTCGTGCTGCCCAAGAAGGGCGCCGGTATCGAGATCTATCTTGGCTACCACAGCAAAGCGCTGGCACGTCTTGGGCGTTACACCGTGGAGGACATCGAGGTCTCCGGCCCGCCGGATACCCTGGTCATTCGCGGTAAGGCAAGCGATATGCGCGGCAGTGGCAAGACCACCCGCAGCGGCAGTTGGGAAAATGTGTCGCTTTCCAGGATCGTCAGTGATATTGCCGCACGTAATGGATGGAAGCCTGAATGCCCTGTAGCAACTGTAGTGCCTCGGGCTGATCAGATGAACGAGTCTGACTACAACTTCATCACTCGGCTCGCCAAGGATCACGACTGTACCGCCAAGGTGGCCGACAGCAAGCTGTTGGTATTGCCGCGTCAGAGTGGGCAGACCGCCAGTGGCCAGAGTCTGCCGGCGATCACCATCCGACGCAGTGATGTCAGCCGCTGGCAATTCCGCTTTACCGACCGCACCACTCAAAAGGCAGTCAAAGCCAGGTATCAGGACAAGAAAACCGGCGAGCTGGTCAACCTGACTCTGGACAACGATGACGCACCTGCAGGGTTGCCTCCGGTGCATACCGACCGGCATATCCATCCCAACAAATCTGCCGCTGAGCAGGCAGCCAAAGCCCGGCTCGCCGCATTCAATCGCTCGACTGCTGAAGTACGGTTGGAGATGGGCGGGCGTACGGATCTCTACGCAGAACGGCAGGTCAATGCGCAGGGCTTCAAGGAAGGGTTGGACGGTGAGTTCCTGGTTGACTCGGTGGAGCAGGTGTTCACCCAGTCTGGCTGGAGCACCACCGTGGAATGCAACGCAGGGAAGAAGGGGAAGGCCAAGGCGGCCGGCAAGAAAAAGAAGACGCCCAAGGAAGTCAAAGTTCTAGAACTGTAAGTCGCCGTACCTGCTTCACCACCCGCCGCCATCGAGCGGTATTTTTTTGTCTGGGAAAAGCTATGTCCATTACCGAGCGACAACTCCAACGCATCATGCCCAACGCCCGCCGCCAAGCGGGCGTTTTTGTTTCCGCCCTGAACGCGGCCATGGCTAACCGCAAGATCGATTCGCCAAAGCGGCAGGCGGCCTTCCTTGCCCAGGTTGGTCATGAGTCCGGTCAGCTGCAATATGTGCGCGAGCTGGGCGGTGATCAGTACCTCAGCAAGTACGACACCGGACCGCTGGCTGCGAAGTTGGGGAACACCCCGGCAGCCGACGGTGACGGTCAACGCTATCGCGGCCGTGGGCTGATCCAGATCACCGGCCACGATAACTACCTGCGCTGTAGCTTGGCGCTGTTTGGTGATGAGCGACTGCTGCGCACGCCGGAGCTGCTGGAAACGCCTCAATGGGCGGCAGAGTCTGCAGCCTGGTTCTGGTACGTGAACGGGTTGAACGCGCTCGCGGATCAAGGGCAATTCAACACCATCACCCGCCGGATCAATGGCGGGCTCAACGGCCTGGAAGATCGTCTGCAGCTGTGGGCCAGGGCGAGGACAGTGTTATGCGTCTCTTCGACCTGATCCCCGCGCAATACCGAGTCGCGGCAGTCGGCTTGTTGCTTGCGATATTGGCCGCTGGCTCTGCTGCCATGGCTTGGACCGCCCAAGACTGGCGTTACGGTCAGCACTTGGAGCGCCAAGCCCGGCTCCAGGCCGACACCCTCAACGAGTTATCGCAAGCCGCTGCCGCTCTGCAGCGCACTGAGCAAGACAAGCGCTTCGCCCTGGAGCAGCGCCTGCAGAACAAAGACAAAACCCACTACAAGGAATTGACCGATGAGCAAACGAAGCAGGCTCGTTTACGTGATCGCCTGGCTAATGCTGATCTGCGGTTGTCAGTCGTACTCGCCGCCACCGACGCCACCAGCGGCTGTTCAGTGCCAGCCACCACCGCCACCGGCCGCGTGGTTCATGGCCCCACAAGAGCCCAACTTGACCCAGCGCATGCTCAACGAATTATCGGAATCACCGATGCCGGCGACCAAGGATTGATCGCCCTGCGGGCCTGTCAGGTCTACGCAAAAGAAGTTTCTACACCGAAGTAAAAGGAGCGGCCGGGTAGGATGCGTCAACATCCACCCCGGCCACTTTCCCCGCAGATAGTCCCTGCAAGTCCAGCCAAGGCTCCTGCTTCGTGCACAAAGCGGAGCGAGCCTAGCACTGTTTATCCATACAGCAAAGGTCTTGCTTTTATATGTCCACACCCATCATCCCTTGGATGGGCGGCAAACGCCGCCTGGCCGACCGCCTTATCCCTCTCTTCCCACCCCACGAATGCTACGTTGAAGTCTTCGCCGGCGGAGCCGCGCTCTACTTCATGCGTCCCCAGGCCGCGCCCGTTGAGGTCCTCAACGACATCAACGGCGATCTGGTTACGCTGTACCGCGTCGTGCAGAACCACCTGGAAGAATTCGTGCGCCAGTTCAAATGGGCGCTCAGCTCCCGCCAGGTGTTCGAGTGGCAAAAGATGACCCGCCCTGAAACCCTTACCGACATCCAACGCGCTGCTCGGTTCTTCTACCTGCAGCACCATGCCTTTGCCGGCAAGGTGACGGGGCAGACGTTTGGTACTGCGACCACGGGTCCGGCCATCAACCTGCTGCGGATCGAGGAGAACCTGTCTGCAGCGTGGCAGCGGTTGTCCGGCACCTACGTGGAAAACCTCCCCTGGCTGGACTGCGCTGAACGCTACGACCGTGCGCACACCTTCCATTACATGGATCCGCCTTACTGGCGGACCGCTGGCTATGGTGTAGATTTTCCATTTGAGAATTACGAGCGCATGGCTGATTTCATGCGACGTTGCAAAGGGAAGGTGATGGTTAGCATCAACGATCATCCGGACATCCGGCAGGTATTTGGTGGTTTTCACTTCGAGGCCTTGGACATCCGATACACCACAGCCAACCAACGACAGGGGAAGGCTGAGGTGAGTGGGGAGTTGATTGTCATGAATTGGGAGCCTGTGGCATTGGGCGGGCTGTTTTGATTACCAGGGACCCCCGCTGTGATATATCTTCAGGATAAGAGTTAAAAGACGGACGGTTTCGATGTAGGCAATTGCTAGATGCGTTTGACTGAAATGATGAGCATCAGCAACGATTGCCTTGACATTTCGGAAGGTATCGCGTGATTTTTAACGTTTATATTTGCGAAACGTTGCTCCGAATCACTAATCAATTTATTTTTTAGGTAAGATGAGGGGCTCATAAGACCTATGGTCGGGCAGGCGCAGATCGAATGCTGGATCGTTGGTGCTGAATTCGGTGCTGTGTGAGAGTAGCTGGTCGCATGGACCGCTGATGTTGATATGGAAATGGCTTTTTCAAACGTCAGTTTTAGAAAAATCAGGAGTTAGCGCATGGCAACGGTTGTTGGTTTTATCAGTGAGAAAGGAGGCGTTGGTAAAACTACGTCGTGTTATCACGTAGCTGTGGCATTAAATCGTTATCACGATAAACGAGTATTGGTAATAGATGCAGACTACCAGCGTGGGGGTATTTCAGGCAGGTTTTTTCCAGAGCTAATTGAGGGGTTTGGAACAGTAAATCCAGTGGGGGCGACGCTGTATCAGAAATTTCAACAGCTCTACAGTGCTACTGTTCAAACGCCTGATATTGATATAGTTGAATTTGCTGATGGGCTAGATCTTGCTCCTGCTGACTTTCGACTTTCAACAGTGTCTGTAAATAAGTTGCCTAGCACTAATAATATTAGAGAGAATAACTTTTCTCTGCTTGCTCATATGAAAACAATAGATTTGGTTTTGCGCCCGCTTCAAGATGAATATGATTATGTTTTAATAGATTCTCATCCTGAAATTTCAGATGTATTAAAATCTATAATCTACGCATCCCATTACTGTGTTTCGCCTGTCAAATTAGACCGGCAGTCAGCTATTGGTGTGGCCTCTGTCATGGCTGAAATCTCAAATGTTAACTCTGATATAGCTATGATTCGAAATGCGTTGAGCATAGAGGATGATTATCAAAATACTGTTTTCTCTGGCGCAATAGGAATGATGGCGCGAGAGTATGCAGAGGCTTTGAAGTATACAGAGCATTCAGAGTACAACCTGTTGAGAAGGTCAGGGCCAGTATTTGAAAATTACGTTACAGAAGGTGATGGCTTAAGGATGGCAGCGGCAAACAGGCAGGCGGTTTATGATGTCGGAGGAGCTAATGCTGCGAAACAAGCACAGCAGTTTCGTGACTTAACAGTTGAATTTATGCGGACATGCCCATGATTGATCTAGCACAGTTAATTTCCTGGCTTGGTGTCGAAGGAGCACAGGCGGGATTAGATAAGAGTGATCTGACTATATCCGAGATATTAGACTTGATGCCAGGAGAGAAGCCTGCTGTAAATAGTAAGATGCGAAGGCTTGAAGTCATTGATATGGTAATTGAAATTAAGCGTAAGGAGCTATATAAGAGCCCTGAAGAGCTTATGGATATGGATGTTGATGAGCTAAAGTTGTATTTTTCAGATTACAGGTTTACTAGGCAAGAGATTCTAACGTTGCTCGAAACTTTGGACATCCGGCCCAGTGGTGAGGCGCGGAAGAAGCTGAATGACTTCGCTGCTCGAGAGATTAGCGAGATTGGCCGGTTTAAACGAGTGGCCCATGGGAAATCATCGGTTGATAATCTTAAGCTGAAATAGCTCTCCAAGTTCATAGGTCAGTGGGAAGCTTTGATCTTTAGGGGGAGAAGCTTCTGCTTTTAGATATTTGATATTTGATATTTTATGAGTGGGGTGTGGGGTAGTGTTGTAGTAATATGTTTTTTATCTTGTTGATTTAAGGTTTTTTGGTGTTTCTGTTTCTGTTCTGTGAAATGAATTGTGTGAGTGTGTGGTTGAAAGTATAGCTTAGTAAGTTTTTGGACTGTGATATAGATGTTGTTATGTGTGTCTGAAAGTGATTAAGGGGTTTCCGTACTTCGTTAACAAGAAAGGTGTGCGTGGTACATACTAAGGTTTCGCAAGTGCGTTATATGCCTGTTGTATTAACTGGAATAATTTAGTGTCGCCACCTGTGTCCGGGTGAGTGAGTTGACACAAAGAGCGATACCTTTTCTTAAGTTCGTATGGGTCTGGAGTATCAGAGAACCCAAAAATTTCCAAGGGTTTTATTGAATTGCTAGGGTCATTGTAAGAAGAAGCATTCCAACGCAAACTATCGTTTTCTCGGCGCATTTCATCGCAAGTTTTTTGCAGCTCAGAGATTTCTTGTCTCAACTTGTTGATTTCAAGCTTTTCATTTTCAGTGAAAATTTCTACTGCGCGCGTTGGTGTTGGAGCCCAGATTTCGGCACAGTATATGAAACCTTGAGAATATAGGGCCTCCAGTTCATTGCTGGCAAATATATACCCGCCGCTGGGAACAGCCAAGATTATCTCGCCTTTACGAATTAAAGTATATGAAGGAGAGGGTGTGAACATGTTCTTCTCGCTAAAATAATTTTCTGAATTTTACACGAGTCTTCTAGTGGGAAGTAGCCTGAATTAGTATTGAGCAGGTATTTAGTCCAACCCATCATGGCGAACAAGCACTGACTGATAAAACAAGGGCTGTGACAATGCTCCTTATCCCGAAGCGGGCATTCATGTCTCTAGAGGTTCAGAGGGGATTATACCCAGCTGGAATTCTTGATCATTGTCAATGAGGACGTTTTGCTTAATAGGAAGGAAAAAACCCCGCCGAGGCGGGGTCTTCAATCAGACTCGTTTGATGGCAGAATCATAGACCTCATCGTCTCGACGAGCACCTACGCACAAAACCAAAACTATTACAGTGCCATTCAAGCGGTAGATGATGCGTACATCGCCTGCCCTTACCCGATGGTACCCGGTTAAGGCTCCCCGTAGAGGCTTGCCGATCTTATCGGGCTCTCCTGAAGCGATACGCTCGCGAATCACTTTCAGAATTCGCTTCGCTTCTGCACTTCCGAGCTGTTTGAGGTCATCTTCTACAGCCGGGTGAAACCGAACCTTCCAATTCATCTGCATTTGCCTAACTGAAGCGAGCCTCCATGTCTTCAAGGCTCACTGTGACTATATCGTCAAGGCTGGGCAGGCGCTCGATGGCCAGTAGTTCTGCGCGCAGATCTTCAAGTTCATCCTGCAGGTTTTGGTAGGTTTCAACGCCTACTAGAACTGCTGCTGGTTCGTTGTCCTTGAATATCACCAAATGGGTTACTTCCCCGCTGGCGACATCTTTCAACCGCGCTCCAAAACTACGAACCATAGCGGTGGCAGACACTGCCTGCTCAGCTCGGTCTAGGAGTGCACTCATGCTATTTTTCCTTCAGTTCACTAGTCAGTTCAGAGTCAGTTCAGTAGTCAGTTCAGTAGTCAGTTCAGAGTCAGTTCAGTAGTCAGTTCAGAGTCAGTTCAGTAGTCAGTTCAGTAGTCAGTTCAGTAGTCAGTTCAGAGTCAGTTCAGTAGTCAGTTCAGAGTCAGTTCAGTAGTCAGGAAGCGTTGAGTGCCGCTACCTGCTGAGTATTACGCATGATCATGCGTAAAACAATATGTATCAAGCTGGGCGCCGACAAGCGGCTGATCCTGGCCGAGTTCTGCTCCTTGCCTTGCACGTTCTTTTGCATATGAGGGGGATCAGGAGCCTGACGCGGATGCGCCACGGTAGCGCGTTTTATCTTGATGCCCAGATTCGATTGGTAAGGCCAGAGGACGAATGGCGCTTTGTTGAGGATGGGTTGGAAATACTTGCAGGGAAAAGCGACAAAAATCTTGATCACGAGGGTGGGTTGGATGATCAGTACGAGCAGTGGCTCGCTGAAAAGCAGAAAGCTAGCGAGGTTTTAGGGCAAAACTAGGGCAGAAAAAGGGCCGCTGTTGGCCACCTCACGCCATGGCCGAATAGGGAGAACACCGTATTTCTGGTCTTGAGCGGCCCGTAGGCGTACAGGAAAGGGTTCGAATCCCTATCCCTGGTCGACAGTTGTCGCAGTGCCCGCCTGGTTCAGCCGCTTCACTTGGGAATAGGTATTTCCGCTGGGAAAAAAAGGGACACGCCGTGCCCAGTCAATGCCAATCAATGCTGCTGCATGTACTTATCTCTCTATGCAAGAAGGCGTCCAAGCCCCGTTATTCAGGAGGTTTGGCGCCTTTTTCTATACCTACTAGAGCACAATCGGAGGGGGCACTTATATCAACTGTGAAAACTATGTCACTCATAGTTTTCAATTGGAAGTTTAATGTCCGGTGAGATTTCTGATAAAGCTTTGGCGATAATTGATGTTGGTATTCCTGCGTAAAATGGGGCGTCGCTAAAGTCTTTGTAGGAAAGGTCATGCGTAACTATGCCCACAATATGACCGGAGCTGGATATAATTGGGCCTCCGCTATTTCCTGGTCTAGCAATTGCCGAGTATAAAAAAATCTCATCGTTATATATGGTTTTTATATATTCTGACGCTACCTCGCCGCTCTGAATTATAATGGCTGGATCGCGAGATAGTGGTATGCGTGGAAACCCAATTGTATAGACTGATTCCGCCGAGGTCGGATTTTTAAAGGCAATCGAGGGGTCTGGCCAACATTCGCCTTCGGTTAGCTTTATGATTCCTACATCGATGCTTTCATGCGTCACCGTCTTTGCAATGGAACGTTCAACGCCCTGAATTATTTGCTTATCGTATAGCGTCATGTCGTTGATAACATGCGCACAGGTAAGGATGGTGGTTGCATCAAGAATGAGGCCCGTTCCAGCGTGTTCGTCACCTTCGCTGCTGGCACCTAGAACATGAACCAAGGATTTTTTGTAATGATGGATCAGGAATTCAGGGCCTAAGGCAGGTGCTAACCATAAGGCCCCTTTTTTTTCCTGCTCAGTGAATTCTTTTAAGAAGTAATAGTAATTCGGTGCCGTGACAAAGTTACTTTGCCCCATTGCGTTCAGTATCCCCGCATGTTCCAAGGAGTCAAGAAGTAATTTGACTCGGTATTGATATTTAAGTGGGTCAGTTAGGTTGAGTTCAGATTCTAAGTGTTTGAGAAAGTCATAAACGGAGAACGGTGTAATCTGGCTGTTAGGCGTCTTACCGATCGTTACACACATTGTTTCATATTGCACGGGAGAGAAAAATATGCATGCTTGCTTGGCAAGTAATAGTTTTTCTTCAATGTTAAATGGCGCTAATTTTGAGTATCTAGACATGAGACACCTGGTCCATCAGTAAGAGATCGGCAAAAATATATAATTATTGAGATGGCGTGGGAATAGTAGATCAGTTTCTTTAGGCTTGCCGGCTGCGATTCTGAAATGACATAGAAGTGGCTCAGCCGGCACTCGACCCCTTCAGCTTGGCTAGGCCCTGTTTGATGTGGCCGGCGTTTTCACCAATCGTTTGTAGTGCCCCACGGACATTCTCACCCACCTCTGACGCCCCCCGCTGTTCGACATGCAGTGTCAGCTCCATCAAGGCGGCCTCAAGGGCCAGGTGGTTGGTGTACATCCTCTCCAGAACATCTGACAGCGAATAATCACCTAGCATGGCGTCGACTCCTTTCGAGAAAAGTACAAGCATAGTAACGGGCGTGCCCTTGTCAGGCAGGAATCGCGGATTGCTTAGAAATTGCTACAAAGCGAAGAGACTACGGCGGGTTAGCCAAGCTGGCTGGTGCGTTGGAGGATGGCTACACCCAATCCATCATCGGGGCGACGGAAAAGCGGCGGGATAGAGGAGCGGTTTGTAGGGGCATTGGGCATCTGAATCAACGTGGCGAATGGCGCGCAGTTTATCAGGGATGGATCCAGGGTGTGGGAGAGGCGTGTTTTGTGGCATTCACCACTTCGAACGCGGGCGTTGCCGTGTGTGGAATATGCCGAGGATTTGCAGACGATCTCCGCGAACCCGATACGGGATCGGGTAGCGAGTATCGGGGGCAGCCCACTAACCCCGCCGCCTTATCCTCAAGGCGACAACCTGAACCCACCCTGTCACCCAGCAAAGTTTCATAATTTCCTTTGCCGTTGAGGTCTACGATCTTACTCAAGAGAGGCCCCCACGCCTCCAGCCCACAGGGAACTGAAAAAATGATTTCGAACCTCGTCAAAGTCGTGATGATTGCTGGCACATTGCTGTTGGGCGCTTGTTCTTCGGGTTCGTCCGGTGTGAGCGGGGACCCTTGCTTTTCAGGCGGATGCCAGGCGTTTGGGGACCACAGCCCCAGCAAGGCCGCGAAGATGAATTTTGGCGGCAGTGGGCTGGGGAGTAGTTATGGGGAGTACGGGTCGGGTTTGTTGCATGATGATTGATGGGGTGGTGGGTCAGCCATTGGTGTGTTGACTGACCCACAGCGATCGGGGGCAAGCCCCTCCCATATTCGATCTGTAGGGGAGCAACATTGTGGGTGTCAATGGCCGCCCTTCATGCGGCGGGCGATCAGGTAGATACCCAGGCCGACCAGTGCCGTCGCCGCGCCGATGTAGCCGGTGCTGGTCCAGCCAAACCCCGCCGTAATCGCCATGCCGCCAAACCATGGCCCCAGCGCATTGGCCAGGTTGAACGCTGCATGGTTGGAGGCTGCCGCCAGGCTCGGGGCTTCGTGGGCGATGTCCATCAGGCGGATCTGCAGCGGCGCAGCCAGCGACACCATGGTGCCGACCAGGCCCATGCTCAGCAACACGCCCCATAGCGAGGACGCCGCGAGGGGGAAGAACAGCAACACGGCGATCGACCACACCAGAATCCAACCCACCGCACGAAACTGCAGGCGATCAAACAGCTTGCCGCCGGCGATGTTGCCGATAATCCCGCCCACGCCAAACGCTGCCAGACCAAATGGAATCCACTGCGGCGATACCTTGGTCACTTCCAGCATGGTCGGCGCCAGGTAGCTGAACACGCAGAACATCCCGGCAAAGCCGATGGCGCCAATGGACAGCGCCATCCACACCTGGGGTTTGGTGAAGGCGCGCAGTTCCTTGCGTGGGTCGCTGCGTTGTTCGTCATGGCGATGGGGCACGAATTGCCAGACCAGGGCGATGGTGCACAGGGCGATCACGCTCACCAGCGCGAACGCCGAGCGCCAGCCCAGGTGCTGGCCGAGGAAGGTGGC